ATGGATGAATTGGAAGTATCTTACAGTTCTCCTGCAGCATTGCCTGCCATTGAACAGAACCTTATTCCTCGGAAAGATGATACTTTCGTCCAGTTTGGTAACTTTAGTGATCTTAAAAAAATTATTCAGTCCAATCTTTTTTATCCGACATTTATTACTGGACTCTCGGGTAATGGTAAAACTCTTTCGGTGGAGCAAGCATGTGCTCAAACAAAACGAGAACTTATCCGCGTAAACATTACTATTGAAACTGATGAAGATGATCTTATTGGCGGTTTCCGCCTTGTTAATGGCAACACCGTCTGGCACAATGGCCCGGTCATCGAAGCACTTGAACGAGGAGCTATCTTGCTCCTTGATGAGATCGACCTCGCTTCTAACAAAATTCTCTGTCTCCAGTCAATTCTTGAAGGGAAAGGAGTATTCCTTAAAAAAATCGGAAGATGGATTGAACCTGTCGTTGGTTTCAACGTCATCGCCACGGCAAACACTAAAGGTAAAGGTAGCGACGATGGACGATTCATTGGAACTAACGTGCTCAATGAAGCCTTCCTGGAGAGATTTCCTGTAACTTTTGAGCAAGAGTATCCCACTCCTTCTAATGAGGTAAAGATTCTTTTGGGTGTTGCTGCTTCTGTTGGTAAACACGATGAAGACTTCTGTAGGAGACTTGTAGATTGGGCTGACATCATTCGTAAGACTTTCTATGATGGTGGTATTGAAGAAATTATCAGCACCCGTCGTTTGGTTCATATTATCCATGCATATTCAATCTTCGGTAAGAAAGAAAAGGCAATCCAAGTTTGTGTGAATCGTTTCGATGATGAAACCAAACAAGCATTCCTAGAATTGTATGATAAAGTAGATGCTGATTTTGAAATGCCCGCAGAAACAGATCGCATTTATGTGATTGACGGCAAAGCAAATATTTGATATAATAAACTATGACTAATTCTTGGTCCATGCTCTATGATGAAATTTTGAAAATGGATGAAAACACTTTGAACCCAGGCACTCTCACTCTTGGTGCCGAAGGTAATGATCACATTAATTTAAACATGTCTAAAAATAGTAGATATAAGTATAGTGAAGAAAAAATTCTAAAGGAACTAACTGATTATATTGTTAGAACATATGATCAGCACTATTCTGCTGGTGATGATAAAATCCAAACACTGGATTTGATTGAAGCTTGTGGTGATGGTGAGGCATTTTGCCGATCTAATATTCTTAAGTATGCTTCTCGTTATGATAGGAAAGGCACCGCACGACGTGACATTATGAAGATTCTGCATTATGCTGTTCTTCTGATGCATTTCAATGATAAGAATGCTGCGAAAGAAAATTACAACCAATGACCATGAAATTACGCGAACGCACTATGAAACTAAGTGATTCAACTCTGTCCATCCTGAGAAACTTTGCAGGAATTAACAACTCAATTCTTGTAAAGAGAGGTAATCGTCTTCGCACAATTTCTGTTGCCAAGAATATCCTTGCAGAAGCAAATCTTGGTGAGGAGTTTCCTTCAGACTTTGCACTCTATGACCTCAATCAATTTCTCAATGTAAACAATAGTCTTTTCAGAAATCCTGAATTAGATTTTACCGATAATGGTTATGTTGTTATTAGCGAAGGTGAGTCTAAACAAACTTTCTTCTTTGCTGATCCAAATGTAATTGTCACTCCTCCTGATAAGGAAATTACTCTTCCTACTGAGGATGTTTGTTTTGAACTGAGTACAGAACAACTGGATAAACTGCTTAAAGCAGCTGCCATCAATCAACTACCTGATTTTTCTGCGATTGGTAGGAATGGTAAAGTAACTTTGGTTGTTCGTGATAAGAAGAACGATACTTCTAACAACTTTAATATTGTTGTTGGTCAAACTGATTCTGAATTCACATTCAACTTTAAGGTGGAGAACATTAAGATTCTTCCAGGAACCTATGATGTGGTTGTATCACAAAAACTTTTGTCACGATTCACTTCTAAAAACCATGATCTGACTTATTATATTGCTCTGGAACCTGATTCTACATTTGAGTGATATGAACATCTTTGTGACTTCCTCCGACCCATGGGAGTGTGCTAGGGTTCTCCCCGACAAACATATTGTCAAGATGCCCTTAGAGACCTGTCAGATGCTTGCCATTGTATGCTCTGACAAATGGGGTCATAACTTCGGTAGTCTTCCTAAGGCAGATGGCAGCGCCTATGCTACTGAGAAGGGTGCCTTTCGTAATCACCCTTGCACTAAATGGGCAAATGGATTTGTAACTAATTGGCAGTGGTTGCTTGCTCATGGACTTGCTATGTGTGATGAATACACTGCTCGTTACGGTAAGGTTCATACCTGTCAGAAGACCCTTCTAGCAGCAAAAGAGATACTTCCTACGGCAGATCCTCAAGGTCGCAGTGGAAAGGATACAACACCATTTGTATTTGCAGGACCCGATGAGTTCAAGTATGATACAAGCATTGATATTTTCACTGCTTACAAGATGTATATTGCATCTAAACCATGGGTAAAAGATAATTATCTTCGCATCCCATCCAGAAAACCGGATTGGATATAAATGAGACACATTCTCTTCACCCTTAAAGGGTGTCCATATGGATTACTAGATGATGAAGCACACATTCGCAATGTGCTTGCAAATGCAGCAAACCTTGCCGAAAGCACATTGCTGAATATTTCATCTCATAAGTTTGATCCTCATGGTGTAACTGCCGTAGCACTTCTTGCTGAGAGTCACATTAGTATTCATACATGGCCGGAAAATGGTATGGCAGTATGCGATGTCTTTACCTGTGGGGACCATACAAATCCTAGATCTGCTGCGACTTATATGTATGAAGCAATGGGTGCAACAGACTTAGTTTCGGAAATTTTTGCTAGACCTTTGAAATGATTAAAGTTGATGTTCCAATGAGAATAACCGGTAGTATCCTAGTGATTACTGCTTACTTTGTTGTTCTTCACATCAATATAACGCTTGGAGTTTTATTGCACTTCGTTGCTGATATGATTTCAGTTCCTTACTTTATAAGGACAAAATCTTGGGATGTTGTTATAATGCTAGGATTCCTTCTAGTGATTAGTTTTAGTAAATTGCTTTTTTGATTATGCGTAATGAATTCCTTTGGGTTGAAAAATACCGACCCAAAACAATTGAAGAATGTATTCTTCCCGAGAATACCAAAGAAACATTTCAAAAGTTCCTAGATAAAGGTGAGATACCTAATATGCTTCTCGCGGGATCTGCGGGATGTGGTAAAACGACAGTAGCAAAAGCACTGTGCAATCAACTGGGAGTAGACTATTATGTCATCAATGGATCGGATGAGGGACGCTTCCTTGATACTGTCAGAAACAATGCGAAAAACTTTGCTTCGACCGTATCACTTCAAGCAACTGCAAAACACAAAGTCATCATCATTGATGAGGCAGATAACACAACGAACGACGTACAACTCCTCTTACGGGCGTTTATTGAGGAGTTTAGTAGTAATTGCAGGTTCATCTTTACATGTAACTTTAAAAACCGAATTGTCGAACCACTCCACTCAAGATGTGCCGTCGTTGAATTTGGAATCAAAGGAAAAGATAGACAAACAATTGCTGCTCAGTTCTTCAAAAGAATCCAAGAAATCTTGGGTGCAGAAGGTGTTGAATATGATAACAAGGTCCTGGTAGAATTAATCAATAAGCACTTCCCTGATTGGCGTCGTGTCTTGAATGAGTGTCAGCGTTATTCCGTTAGTGGAAAGATTGATGCTGGTATCCTTGCTACTTTTTCTGATGTTGCCGTAAATGATCTCCTCAAAAATCTCAAAGAAAAGAACTTCCCAGAAGTTCGGAAGTGGGTGGTATCTAACATGGATAATGATACTACTGTACTTTTGCGTCGTATTTACGATGCTCTTTATGTTTCCCTTGAAAACAATAGCGTTCCTGCTGCTGTGCTCGTGCTTGCTAAGTATCAGTATCAGTCGGCATTCGTCGCGGATCAGGAGATAAACATGTTGGCATGTCTAACTGAGATTATGGTGGAGTGTGAATTCAAATGACAAGTATTCCAACTAAAATCGGTATGGCCCTTATTATGGTCTATTGGTTGTCTATGGCTGGTATGGTTGCCAATGCATATTTTCATTATAACTATAATGTATGGAGTGTGAATTTAAATGATTG